TCCTAATGGTGGTGCTGTAGCTGCATTTGGTACTAATGGTATTGTCGGTAATATTAGCGTTACAGATACAGCAGTTACATATAACACAACATCTGATCAGACATTAAAGAATGATCAAGGCTTAGCATCAAAATCAGAAGCAACAGAAATCGTTAATCAAATTGATATTCACAATTTCAATTGGAAAGTGAACGATCAACACGATATTGGTGCTTTTGCACAAGAGTTATATCAAGTCTATCCAAGCGCTGTAACCAAAGGCGGGTGGTTATTAGAAGATGGCTCTATGAGTGATACAGAAGTTGAAGGATCATATTATCAAGCGTGGTCTGTAGACTATTCAAAATTGATACCGCTATTGATCTTATCAATTCAGAATCTCTCGAATTAACTTTTGTTGTCTACTCCCAATACACAACTAGATTAAAGTTGTAAACATCTCATCTACAACCACCCTCGCATGCATTGCTATGTATTATTTGTAAGCCTGTGAACTGAAAACAACAGATCACAGGCTTATTGCATCATGGCAAGCACAGATTACCACCACGGTGTCCGAGTATTAGAGCTCAACGACGGCACTCGACCTATTCGTACAGTATCTAGCTCGATTATCGGCATCGTCTGCACTGCATCAGATGCAGATGCCACCAAATTCCCACTGAACACCCCAGTGCTATTGACCAACGTCCAAGCAGGCATCGCAGATGCAGGCGTAGAAGGCACATTAGCCACCACACTCCAAGCCATTGCGGATCAGACCAACACCGCCACCGTTGTGGTGCGTGTAGAGCAGCTTGAAGATCCAGCAGAGCAAACCTCAGCGATCATCGGCACGACCACAGCGGAAGGCAAATACACAGGCATGAAAGCCTTGCTTGCAGCCGAGGCACAGCTTGGTGTCAAACCACGTATTCTTGGTATCCCTGGTCTCGATACAGACGCTGTCGCCAGCGCACTGGTCAGCATTGCACAGTCATTACGTGCCTTTGCATATGTATCTGCCTATGGCTGTGCCACCAAAGAAGAAGCCCAAGCCTACCGTCAGACTTTTGCAGCACGAGAAGTCATGGTCATTTGGCCAGACTTTTTGGGATGGGACACCACAGCCAACGCCACCACCACATTTCACGCCACAGCACGAGCACTTGGCTTACGTGCCAAGATCGACAACGAGATCGGCTGGCACAAGACCATCTCCAATGTCGCAGTCAATGGCGTTACAGGCATTAGCGCCGATGTTTATTGGCAGTTACAAGACCCAAATACCGATGCAGGCTATCTCAACAGCCACGACATCACCACCATCGTCAACCGAGATGGCTACCGCTTTTGGGGATCACGCACCTGCTCAGACGATCCACTCTTTGCTTTTGAAAACTACACCCGCACCGCACAGATCCTCGCCGACACCATGGCAGATGGACACATGTGGGCGGTGGACAAACCACTTACACCAAGCCTTGCCAAAGACATCATCGAAGGCATCAATGCCAAGCTTCGTGAGCTGATTCTTGGTGGCTATTTGTTAGGTGGCGAGTGCTGGCTTGATCCTGAGATCAACACCAAAGAAGTCATCAAATCAGGTCGCTTCTACATCGACTACGACTACACCCCAGTACCACCGCTTGAAGACTTGATGTTCCGTCAGCGCATCACCGATCGCTACTTGGTGGACTTCGCAGCACGAGTCGCAACGGCATAAGCCCTGCGACTTCATCAGCACACAGACAAACATAAGGAATCAAGCACATGGCACTTCCAAAAAAACTCAAACTCATGAACCTCTACGTCGAGGGTAGCTCATATCTCGGTCAAGTCGGCGAAGTCACCTTACCCAAGCTCGGACGCAAGTTTGAAGACTGGCGAGGCAACTTGAATGGCAATGTCAAATACGACCTCGGACTTGCCGACGATATCAACGAGATGACGTGGAAGCTCGGTGGCGTGGACAAAGCCGTACTTTCACAGTTCGGTGCTGCATCCATGACGGCATTCGGCTTGCGTTTCGCAGGTTCGTATCAGCGAGATGACACAGGCGAGCTTGATGCAGTCGAAGTCGTCATTCGTGGTCGCCATGAAGAGATCGACATGGGCAATAGCAAATCAGGCGACGACACCGAAACCACGATCAAAACTATTTGGACCTACTACAAGCTCAGTATCAATGGCGAAGTCGTTATCGAGATCGACATCCTTGGTATGAAAGAAGTCGTCAACGGCGTAGACCTCCTCGAAAAACACCGAAATAACATCGGACTGTAAACCCTTTTCCTACCCACTGGTGATCTCCAGTTGCCAGTGGTTTTTTTCAATACATCACACCACATTTTAGGACGACCATTATGGAACAACCCAACACCCCGACCCAAGAGCAGCTCGACAACCAAAAAGCCATTGCAGAAGACAGCCAAGTCGTCGAACTGGATAACCCGATTAAGTTTGGTGAACAGACACTTACCAGTATCACCATTCGCAAGCCCAACATCCGAGCGATGTACGGCACAAAGATCGCCGATCTATTACAGGGCG